GCGCTGGAACTCCTACAGTATGGACACCACTAGCTGATTTAGCGGGTAATTATACGGTCGGCAATGGTCATAGACAATATGAACGCTCGCCTGAAATCTTCTTTCAGTTTGCTGACTCTGTAACTGAAGATATGATTAAAGCCGGAAACTATACTGTTGATGTTGAAGTAACTGTTAGTTGTGACTAGGTAGTATTAGCCGCCTAAATTATTGGGCGGCTAACATCAATTAGGATAACAACATGAATCTAAAATTAATCACGTTCTCAACTAATCTATGTACTACGGGCAAGTTATACGCCGATGGTGAATTAATATGCAGCACGTTTGAATTACCAGACCGCAATAATGTTGTAAATATTAGTTGTATACCTGCCGGTGAATACAGGCTTAAAATGATTGTTTCGCCTAAGTACGGGACATGTTACAAAGTTCACGGTGTAGAGGGTCGCACTAATATTCTAATTCATACCGGTAACACTGTTGATGATACATTAGGTTGTATAATGCCATGTGGTAGCTTTGGGCTATTAAGCAGCAATATTGCAGGGCTATCAAGTCGAGTTGCTTATATTAGGCTTATGACTGTACTAGGCGGTGAAAATCACACATTAACAATTGAGAGGCATTAATTATGAAATTCCTAATGGTTGATCCTCCAAAGCATAGGGCGAGTAATTACTTTATTGAATTTAAAGATCGCAAAGGTAAAGGGTGGTACGTGACAATAAGGGCGTTATGGTACAAGTCGGAGCGCTATGATAAATATATAGTATGTCAGCAGTACTTTGTATCGGATGGGGCCACAGGTGCTTATGATATAAAATCATTCGGTTGGTTGTTCCATGACAAGCTATGTAATACTGGCAGATTCAACGACAACACCAAGTGCAGCAATCTGCAAGCCTCGAAAGTATTAAGCGATATACTTGACGAGGAAGGTCGATGGTTTAGAAAGCATACATGGTTTTGGTCTACCTGGTTATTCGGTGGGGGCAAGGCTAGGAAAAATGGAATGTATTAGTGTATAATTAAACTGCGTGTAATAGCACGTAATGTTCATTTAATTTAATTTGGAGTAAGCTATGTCAGGTGGTGATGGAAAGATCAGAACACGAAGCGTTAGCAATGACGATACCTATACTAGCGAGCAAAAGCGCCCTAGAAAAATCAAGAAAGTGGTCAAGAAAGCAATAAAGAAAGTGATCAAGAAAGTAAGGAAAGCCAAGTAATGAATACCGAGCGGTATATTTTATTTGTGTGTATCGCTATTCTTTTAATGTTTAGAGCGTCAAGGAATGGCGCTTTAATATTAACGATTGATTGGGTTGTGTATTTAATATTTATACTGCCGCTTGATGTGGATTATTACTACGCAGCAACAGCCGGAATAAATACACTGGTAGGTCTTGTTTTGTGCAAGAGATACATTGGAGTGGCCATATGTTCATTCCTATTTATACCTGTTAATTACTACGGCTACATGCTTTGGTACAATTATCAATTACCTGATAGCTATGATAATATAAGTCTTTATTTATCTATAATTCAACTCTTACTAATAATACCTAAAGGGACTTATAGTTATGTTGCCCGTCGATTTAGTGTTAAACGTCCTATGGTTCGGGCTGCTAATTTTGATAGCCGTGATTCATGTGCTAAAATGCATAAAAGCACACAAGCGAAAGGCGAGAATCAATGATTGGCGAAAAAACAAAACAACTAGTCGATGTGGTTGTATCCCATCCCAAAACTGCGACTGTAGCAGTAGCAGCGGTAACAAACTTTAACGTATGGCTAGCAGACTATGAGCCTATTGTTAAATTTGCCACATCAATTCTAGGTATCATTCTAGTAAGCGTATTAATTATCAAGCATTCTATTGATTTAGTTAAATCATTAAAGTCAGAATAATCAATAGTTTAATTAACATGTCTCACGGTACAGATATAAACACTCCCAAGGAGTAATCATGGCTAAGCCATTAAGCGACAAAGAGGAAAAGTATTCTCAAGCATATATACTACAAGGTGGTGGAAAGGTTAAAGCCTATGAAGCAGCCGGCTATAGCATGAACATGTCGCAAGCCTCTATATCAACACAAGCCGACAAGATATTCAAAAAACCCCATGTAACCCTAAGAATCAAAGAACTCCAGAAACTAGAGACTACAGTCATCATTAAGACGAAGCAGGATAAGCTTTTAATACTTGAAAAGGTAATGAACAGGTGCTCGGTAGACTGTGAAGAAAAGGGCGTTCTAAATGCCGCAGCGGTAACGGCAGCAATTAAAGAGCATAACTTAATGCAAGGCGATAACATGCCAACCGTTGAGGTAGTAGAAAAAGGCGATATCATTATTAACTTTGTCGATGCAGTAAAGCCTAGTGCAGATTGATATACCGCTAACAGGCCCACAAAAAGAATTGTGTCAGACTGAGCACCCTTTCCCTGCAATCATTGGCGGATTAGGTAGCGGTAAGTCTAGGGGCGGCACAATGCGAGCAATCATCAAGCTACTTGAAAACAAGGGCGTTAACATTGGTTACTACATGCCAAGTTATGATTTACTCAAGCTTAGGGCTATGCCAGGCGTTGAGGAAGATTTAACGATGCTAGGCTTACCATTCACCACTAACAAAACAGAATACTCAATTGTTGTAGCAGGATATGGAAAGATAATATTTAGGTCATACGATAGGCCAGAACGAATAGTCGCGTATGAAACAGCTGATTCGATTGTCGATGAGCTAGACACATTACCCAAAGTTAAAGCCGCATTAGTTTGGCGTAAAATAACCGAGCGTAACCGGCAGAAGAAAGCTAACAAGCAACCTAATACTATTGCGTGCGTAACAACACCCGACCAAGGCTATTCAGGCTTTATTTATCAGAAGTGGTATAAGCAAAAGCAAGAGGGCTATCATGTAATAAAAGCGCCCACTTATTCAAACCCATATTTACCTGATGGATACATTGAACAGATAAGGGCTAACTATGATCCCCTTCTTGCTGATATGTACATTGAAGGTGAGATTGTTAACCTATCTGATAAAAAGGTTTATCACTTCTTTGATAGGACTAAGCATCACACTGATAGAGTAAGGGAGTCAAAAGATAGACTTCACATTACAATTGATTTTAATATTGGCGGCTGCTGCTCAAATGTTTATGTACTGGATGGCAAGACACCAAAGGCCGTTGATGAGTTCGTGAGCCATGATACTTATGATTTCGTTAATAACCTAACTAAGTATAAAGACCATAAAATAGTTGTTTATCCTGATGCTTCAGGCGGGTCAGGCAGTACAAATGCAGTTGCATCAGACTTAGATATAATTAGGCAAGCCGGCCATAAGATTGACGAACCAAAGGCTAACCCATTTGTACGTGATAGAATAAACTGTGTGAATGCTAAAATTAGTCATGGTGAGTTATTGGTAAATACTGAATTATGCCCCGAGCTAACAACGGCATTAGAGCAACAAGGTTATACTGATAAAGGCGAGCCAGAGAAGTTCAAAGAGCATCCTGCCATAGATGATTGGAATGATGGAACAGGATATTTTATACATCGTAAATTCCCAATTATACGCCAATCTTCTTATGCTCAAAGCATGATAGTTTAGCAGTTCGCTAAATAGTGTATAATAAACAAAATGTCGGTAAAGCTGACACCAACTAATTTAAAGGCTTACCAATGACAACTGATGTTACCACCCCGAGACAAGAATACTCCGACATGTTACCTAGTGTAACTCAAAACCGTTTAGCTGTTGCAGGCCAAAGAGCCGTTAGAAAGGCCGGTATTAAATGCCTAGCGCCATTGGCTTCAATGCTTTGCTCGACTACTTATGTCGATGGAGTATCACAGGTTAACTACTCCACCTCGCTTACTGTTGAGGGACAAGCTAAGTATCAAAAGTATTTAGCTAACGCTTATTTTTACGGTGCATCAGGCCGAACAGTTACCGGGTTAGGTGGGTTAATATCAGCTAAGAAGCCAGTAAAAGAAATCCCTCCATCAATTGATTACATGGA